TACGGGCGCTGCTCGAGCTTGGTCTGACGGCGGAGCAGATCGAGCAGGCCTGGCAGGCGCGACCGTTGGTGGTGGCCTGCCAGGCGGGCAAGGCTGAGGGCGCCTACTTCGACGTGGCCCGCGCGAAGCGGGCGTTGCGGGCGCTGGGGGCGTTCCGGCACACGAAGGGCCGTTGGGCGCGGCTGCCGATGGCGCTCAAGGGCGGCGGTCTGGCGCCGTGGCAGGTCGTGTGGGTGATCGCCCCGGTGTTCGGCTGGGTGCGCTACGACGACGAGGTCGGCCAGGTCGTCCGCGTGGTGCGGGCGGTGTGGATAGAGGTGCCGCGCAAGAACGGCAAGTCGACGCTGTCCTCGGGTGTGGCCAATGTGCTGTTCATCGCCGACGACGAGCCGGGCGCCGAGGTGTACGCGGCGGCGGCGTCATTGCCGCAGGCCGGCCGGGTGTACGACGACGCGAAGCAGATGATCCAGACGTCGCCGGCGGCACTCAAGCGGGTGCAGATCCTCAAGGAGGTCATGCGCGACCGTCCGCAGCAGGGCATCTTCCGGGTGCTGTCGCGGGTGGCGGAGACCGCGCATGGCCTGAACGTGAGCGCCGCGGTTATCGACGAGGTTCACGTCCACAAGTCGCGGGCGTTAATCGACGCGATCGAGACGGGCACGGGCGCGCGGGCGCAGCCGCTGGTCATCTTCATCACGACCGCGGACGAGGCGGTCGAGGGTTCGATCTACGACGAGAAGCACGCCTACACCGAGAAGGTGGCGGCTGGCGTGGTCGAGGACCCGTCGCACTTCGGGGTGATCTGGGCGGCGGAGGAGACCGACGACCCGTTCGCTGAGTCGACGTGGCGCAAGGCAAATCCGGGCCTCGGGGTGTCGCCGACGTTGGCGTACATCCGCAAGGAGGCGGAGAAGGCCCGCACGACGCCGTCCTACTTCCCGACGTTCGCCCGTCTGCACCTGAACCGGCGCATCCGCAACCAGCGCAAGCTGATCGACCTGGGCCGCTGGGACACCCTGCGCGGGATCGTCGACCTGGGCCGGCTGCGCTGGTGCCGGGCGTGGGGCGGGCTGGACCTGTCGGCGGTGTCGGACCTGTCGGCCTGGTGCATGGTGGTCGAGTCGCCGAGCAAGGGCGTCGAGGTGGAGCTGCTGTGGCGGTACTGGGTGCCGTCGGAGCGGGTCGACGCACTCGAGCGGCATCTGCACGTGCCGCTGTCGCGGTGGATCGACGAGGGGTTCGTCACCGCCACCGAGGGCGACGTCATCGACTACGAGGCGGTGCAGGCGACGGTGATCGCCGACTGTCAGGCCGTGGAGATGCAGCGGGTCTCCTACGACCGCATGTTCGCCGGCCAGATGGTGCAGAACATCGACGCCGCCCTGTACGGGGTGGATGTGGTGCCGGTGGCGCAGACGTTCTTCGGCCAGTCCCCGGCGATCAAGGATCTGCTGCGGCTGCTGGGTCACAACGCCGAGGAGCAGCTGGGCAGGCTGCGGCACCGCCTGGACCCGGTCACCCGGTGGATGGCCTCGGTGGTCGAGGTGAAGGACGACGGTAACGACAACATGCGGCTGGTCAAGCCGGAACGGGCCACGTCGCAGGCCCGGGTCGACGGGATGGCCGCCGCGGTGATGGCGCTGGACGGCTATGTCCGGCGGGTCCGTAACGAGAGCTACGTCTACAGCGCCTGACGGCGGGAGGTGCCCTGTGCCCTTGACCGCCGAGGATGCCCGTGTCCGGGTCGACAAGCTGCACGTGAAGCTGTCCGCGCGTCGCGCGGGCGTGGCCCTGGCCGAGGACTACTACCGCGGCAAGCAGCGGCTGCGGTTCGCGTCGGCGAGCTGGGCGGACTACAACGCGGACCGGTATCGGGACTTCTCCGACAACTGGTGCATGGTGGTGGCGAACAGCCCTTCGGAGCGGTTGCGGGTCGACGGGTTCCGACTCGACGAGGACCCGGCTGTCTCGGACACCGAGAAGGCGCTGTGGCGGGACTGGCTGGCCAACGACATGGAGTCGCAGGCCTCGCAGGGCTTCCTGCACTCGATCATCGCCCGCCGGTCGTATGTGCTGGTGTGGGGTGACGACGACGACGCGCCGGTGGCGACGTGGGAACGCGCCGACCAGATGATCGTCGAGTACGACGTGGAGCGCCCCCGTACGCGGGTGGCGGCGTTGAAGACGTGGTGTGACGACACGACCGAGTTCGCCACGCTCTACACCCCGGATCAGGTGTGGAAGTTCCAGCGCCCGCTGACCGCGGACACGCAGCGGCAGGTGCACCGCCGTCCTGGGCGGGCCGGGTACGAGTTCTTCGAGGGCGACACCAACGACCCCGGCCTGACGTCGGTGTCGGGCGGCGGTCCGTCGCAGTGGGTCGCGCGGGCGGGCACGGACGCGGAGATCCCCAACCCGCTTGGTGTCGTGCCGGTGGTGGAGTTCCCGAACCGGCCGATGCTGGGCGCGGATCCGCTGTCGGACATTGCCGGGACGATGGCGATGCAGGACGCCATCAACCTGATCTGGGCGTACCTGTTCAACGCGGCCGACGCGGCGAGCATGCCGGCGCGGGTGGTGCTGGGCCAGGAGCCGCCGAAGATCCCGGTGCTTGACGAGTCCGGCAACAAGGTCGGCGAGCGACTGGTCGACATCAAGAAGCTGACCGAGCAGCGGATCATGTTCTTCTCCCAGCCCAACACGAAGATCGACAGTTGGGACGCGGCGAGGCTGGACGTGTTCACCGGCGTGATCGAGACGGCGGTGGCGCACGTCGCGGCGCAGACCCGCACCCCGCCGCACTACCTGATCCTCGGCAAGGGCATGGTCAACATCTCGGCGGACGGCATGAAGGCCGCCGAGGCCGGCCTGGTGGCCAAGGTGAGCCAGGAGCAGGTGTTCTTCGGCCCGGCGGTGCGTGAGGTGTTCCGGCTGTTCGCCCTGGTGCGTAACCAGAAGGCGGTCGCGGAGCAGGCCCGGTACGGGGTCGTGCAGTGGAAGGACGCCGAGAACCACTCTGAGGCGCAGCGGGTCGACGCACTGCAGAAGCTGGGCGCGCTGACCTTCCCGTTCCAGTGGCTCGCCGAGCGGTATGGCCTGTCGCAGACCGAGATCCAGCGTGTGCTGGAGATGCGCGACTCGGAGGCGAAGAAGGCGCCGGCGACCGTGTTGGCCAACGCTTTGACCAACCAGGGCGGTGCGGTCAATGACAGCGCCGACGACGAATAGCGTCGCCCAGGATCATTGGCGTTCGCAGGAGTCGCTGACGACCGCGGCCGCGCAGGTGGCCGGTCAGATGTGGGACGAGGTCGACCCGCGTCGGATCATCGACTCGTGGGCGGCACAGGTTCCGGAGCTGACGGCGGTGGTGTCCGGGGCGCAGCGTGCGGCGGCGTCCGGTGCGGACGGCTACACGTCGGCGGCACTGGATGCGCAGGACCTGGACGACGCGGCGTCGCACACGGTGCAGCCTGAGGCGTTCGCCGGGCATGCCGCTGACGGCGGGCCGCTGTTGACGCTGTTGACGCATCCGGCGTTCGTGGCGGTCGCGACGTACTGGGACCTGCGGGACGTGGGCCGGGCCTTGTCGGCTGGGCGGATCCACCTGGACACGATCGTGCGTACCGAGGTCGCCGACGCGGGCCGGTTGGCGGATCAGGTGTCGATGACGTCGCACCCGGCCGCGACCGGCTATGTGCGGCAGACGGACGGCAACCCGTGCGCCCGCTGCCTGATGCTCGCGGGCCGGGTGTACCGCTGGAACCAGGGGTTCCTCAGACACCCAAGATGCGGATGCATCCACGTTCCTACATTGATCTCTGACCCGCGCTGGAACGCGATGTCGCCGCGGCGGCTCTACGACCAGATGACGGACCGGCAGCGTGCCCGTGCCGGCTTCACCATCGCCGACCGGCAGGCTATCGCCGACGGCGCGGACCTGAACCAGGTCATCAACGCCCGGCACCGGCCACTGTCGGCCACCGGCGGTCAGCGGCTCACTGCCGCGGGCGAGCGGCCTCGGGGTGTGCGCCGGGCGGTGACGACCAGCGAAGGCACGACGTCCGGCCGGGACGCGCTGTTCCGGATCGACCCGGCGACTGGCGCGTTCGTGCCGCGGATCGCCCGGGGCCGGCGGATGACGGTGGATGAGATCTACCGCATCGGCGACGGGGACCGGGCGCTGACCCTGGATCTGCTCGGGGAGAACGGCTACCTGACGCCGTCGGTGCCGCAGCCGACGTTGCGGGACCTGCAGCAGTTGGCCCGCGAGGCGGGCATTCCACGGCCGTCGTCCATGTCGCGTGAGGCTCTGGTGCGGCGCCTGGAGGCAC